GCAACTACTTCCTGGAACTGCTGCCGGACGTCAGCCTGTCGCGCACCACCGTGCGTGCCAAGATCGACGAGAACTACAAGCTGCGTCGTGCGCTGGAAATCACCTCGCAGATGTTGCAGATGCGTCAGCTGTGGCAGGACCCGGAAGGTGTGTTCTGCACCCCGAAGGAACTGTTCAACGATCTGAAGGCAATGGGCTACGACTGGGACGTGCTCCTGGGCGAAACCCGCGGCCACTGGGTCTTCAAGGAAGATGAGCCGTTCGAAGAGAAGCTGGCGCTGTCGACCTACGACCTGATGCGTATGCGTAAGGGCTTGTACCATCCGTTCTGGATGCCGGCGCTGTCGGACAAGGACGCGATGGAAAAGTTCAAGGCCGCGCGTGCGCCGATCAATCCGGCCGATCTGATGAAGATCGCCGCGTAACCTGTAGTGCCGGGAGGCGGCACAGCTTCGGCTGGACCTCCCGGCATTGCTGGATTTAAACCGGAAGTGGTGGAATTGGTAGTCACAGCAGACTCAAAATCTGCCGGGTAAAACCGTGAGGGTTCGAGTCCCTCCTTCCGGACCATTAAGATTCACCGCAAAGTACGGTGATGACGTAACAGCATTTCAGAAGGCCCCTTCCCACTGTCCTTCAATACCCGTATGGGTAGTATCATGAACCATCAACACACCTCCCCTTTCTTGGTTAGCTGTGCCGTACGCACCATGCTCGCCATCCGTAATCCTGCTGCAGCTGAGCGCTTCCATGCGCTATACGCAGATAACGGTGATCCGTCAGTCCCCAACCAGTTGCGGACGATGAATCACTGGCTCTGCTACCAGCTGGCCACTTTGCCTCATTGCACGATGCAGTGGCGCACGGCGCTGATGTACGAGACCGAGTTTGACAGTTGGGTGGCCATGGTCAGTAATCTGATCATTCCCCATCTGGTTGCGCACAACCTGCCAGTCGACCTCACCATGCAAACGCACGCATGTACACTGACAATCTAGACTTTTGAAACCGACGTCTTTCGGGACGTCGGTTATGTCTGTCTCTATTGTTTGACAGACTTTTAGCCTCAAGGATTCCCTCATGAATCGTGCCGTTGCTACCGCACTGGCGGTCAAGCTCATTGACATGCCCATCCCCGGTTCACCCAATGCTGCGACGTTGAAAGAGCAGCTCGATGCGCTCTCCGACGCAGACTTTGCCAATTACATGCGGGGCCTTCGCGATCGTACCGTGGTCCTGCCACTGACGGTCAGTAACATGGACCCGAAGTATTCGCTGGATCAGCAGCGCAATCTGGACAACTGCAAGAAGATCGGCTGCAAGATCTTCCAGCGGTTGATCAAGACCGATCCGACCACCGGCATGACCTTCCTCACCAATGAGGAGTATCTGATCGGCTGGGCTCCGCTACGTCGACAGCAGCAGATGCTGCTCAAGAAGATCTCCATTCCCGACAGCAACCTGCACGTGGATGAACTGACCGGTCAGCCGGCCGGTCCGTCCAAGGGTTCCAAGCTGTCCTTCCCGGAAATCCAAGGCCTGTTCGCCCAGGGACAAGATCGCTCCATCGAAGAGCTGATCAAGTTCCGTGGCGGTGACGCCAAAGCGTACCGTGCCATGTCGCGCTCCATTCTCGAAACTGGCCGCGCCAGTCAGGATGCGATCAAGGTCAACCCGACCCGCGTCAAGGCCAACGAGTCGCTGGAAATCCTCCTCAAGACCATGCACCTGGATACGAAGCTATGAGTGACTCCGCGCCCCGCAATCCCACGCTGCAACCTTCCCGTGGTAGCGGTATTCAGAAAGAACCCAAGGCAGGCGCTGCCCCGCCGGCGGCGGCTTTCGAACGTCCGCTGGAAAATGGCGTGGATGTCCCCAGCCTCATTCTGGATATGGTCGCCTACCAGACCGCCAACTGCGCTGGCCATCGCTTCACCCGCGAGGTGCATCCTGATGAGCTGCGCATGATCGGCAATCTGCTCTCCACCGTGCGCTGGCTGTACATCAGTAACGAGGAGACGGCCAAGTCGGTGTGGGATGACAACATCAAGACCAATGCGGTCCTGTTGGAATACGTCCTGCGCCTGACCCAGAACGTGAGCTTCTACCTGCATGGCTGGAACGTACTGGATACGGCCATCGAGCTGATGTCCACGGTCCTGGCCAAGCCGCCCACGCCGATCTACGACCAAGCGCTGGCTGCGCGCCTGAGCGACATCGACTCGGTGCGCAGGCTGCTGCAGCAGAACCCGTGGCTGCTGGCCCTGCAACTGGCTGCACTGTCCGATGGTACAGCAGCGCTGGGCCGTGTGGCTGATCCGCGTCAGGCTGAAGTGTTGGCCATGCAGCGACCCACTGAGTCGGAGAAGCCCGCATGATTCAGTCCGAGCTGCTGTACATCTACGTGGATCTGGATGCGCTGCTCGATACGCGACTGACCACCATCTTGCAGCACTGGCCGGAAGCAGCTGCCAGGCTGGTGGCTGACGATGCGTACTACCTGCGTGAGATGGATGAGTGGCTCGAACACGGTATCAGTAAGGAAGACTTCCGCCGTGCTTACGATCGTCGCGACATCAACGTGCTGCGCGGTGCCATCGTTACGCCCAATGCCATGCGTCTGAATGAGATCATCTCCCATCTGGAGGTGCAAAACAGCACGACGCCGGGCGCCGGCAAGCCGGTGGTGGAACTGAACATCTGGCCGTACAAGCTCGATGATGCCCAGCGCACAGCCTACATCAATGCGGTCATGAACTTCACGGGTGTGGAAACGCTGGTGACCATCATCAATCGTCCGCCGCAGTTGGTGACGATGAGCGATGCACGTCACAAGTACGCAGGGCTGTTCATGTACGACTTTGCCTACTGGGCGCGTCTGCACACCAAGGCCATGTCCACGGTGATCGCACCGTCCACCACCTTCTACGCTCCGACGATCTTCTTGGACAAACCCATGTCCCCGGATGATCTGAAGGCCCATGGCCTGCGGGGCGATGTGAACCCGGTGGTGTTGGTGGAGATGGGCTTTGCTGAGAAGCTGGCCTTGGACATGCTTCCGACCTTCTTCTTCTGCCCGGTTCGCCCGGAGCGTGCGGAGGAATGGATGAAGATGTTCTACGAAAAGCGTCGTCCTGACGGGGGCCATCCGGCCTCGCAGGAAGAAGATGCCCGCCGTGCTGAACTGGCCAAACAGGCCGAGGAAAAGAAGTGAGCATACAGCCCCTGCCCCGTCAAAGGGCAGGGGCTGTATATTTTTGCTCTTTATACCGATGCTATACAGTAGAAAGTTACTTCCTACAGTTCCTCGCCTTCGCCATCGCCCAGGTCGGGTGCAAAGCGCACTTCCTCGTTGCCCAGGCTGCGTTCCACCGCCTCACGTTCGGCCATCTTATTGGCTTCGATGATGGGAGCCATGCGTGCATGGAAGTTGTCGTAGCGCTCCATCGCCAGTCCCTGCTCCTTGGCCGTTTCCGGGAAGGGGTTGACAGCCGGATCGTGTTCCAACGAGGGGATGTCACGCGCCGCCGGCTTGGGCTGACCGTCTTCGGGACGAACCTCAAAGGGCGACACGCCACGGGTCTGCGCCTGAATGCCGGCAATGATGAGCGCCGCCTTGCGGTCTTCGTTACCAACCTTCTCGATCACGCCCAGCTTCTTCTTGGCCATGGCCGTCTTGGACATGTGGTCCAATGTGGTCAGCAGCAAGTAGCCGTCTTTGACGTCTGTGGGGATCGTGGTACCGTGCTCGGTCATCTGTTTGATGATAGAGCGACGCACGTCTTGGGTGAAATCGACGACGCTATCGTCGTCGGCCACGTCTACTTGGACGTTGAGCAGGTGTTTCATAGCGTCAGTCATAAGGCACCATTGAAAAAATGTACAATCACATATCATAGAAAGGTAAGCAATAAAGGTACATCATGTCCATCTTGTCCCGCATTACCCAACCTTTCCGATCCATCTTCAATGGCGTCCAGCAGAGTCAACAAAAATCACGTGGACGGCAGTTCATTGAAGAGCTTGAAGCAGTCGATCAGAGTACACCTGAAACGCTGTTGACGGTGCTAACCGAGTGGCAAAACGAAATCACCTTCCAGCGCTACAATCCGCGTACGGCCGAACTCACGCCGTATAACGGAACCTTCCCTCGCCTCGATGATCTGCACGGTGCATTGCTCCGGGCTTATAACGCGATGATGAGTGATCGAGGACTGGTGCTGGAAGACATCAAGATTCGCACGGATCGCGAGTTCACCCTGGACTACTTCCTGTCCACCGAGGACAATTTCAGTATCGACCCTGGCCAGGCCTTTGAAGACATCTACAAGGTCATGGTCGACAACGAAATGTTGCTCACGCGGATGGATGCGGATTACCGCCGCGAGCATTACGTCCTCAAATACCAAGCCATGCGACGTGACGGCTTGGTCGTCTTGGAACTACTGGCCCGACTGAGCGATGTTGCGATTCGGGCCTAAGGTGCGGAGTACACATGCAGAGAAACAAAGACGAAGACATCCTCAGAGAAAGTGACTGGGGAAAGAGCAAATCCCGTGACACGCTGACTGAACTGTGGCGGGGTTTGCTGATGCAGGGTAACATCGGTGTCCAGACTTGGCGGATCAAGATGGATCGACTGATGCATGATCCTCGCCAGATGTTGATGTCGCGTAGCGAGAGTAAACCTTCGATGCGGGGTAACCTGCGCAAGGCCTTGCTGCGTGACAAGATGACCTTCAAGCAGTTTGAGCGGGGCATCGTGTTTTTGGGTGTGGAGTATGCCAAGATCATCATCGAGGTGAAATGGCCTGGCCCCGCCGGTCGAGTGGATCGTGTTGAAAAGACGATCAACCTGGCTGCGGTGGACATGAACTCCAATGACGATGAGGATGACAACGATGACTGACAACATCGTGGCCACACTCATCTGTCCGGAGGATGATGGCGTCAGTCACATCAACATCTACAGCGTCGGGCGGACCGTGCTGGGGCGTTGGATGTCCAACTTCGACCACTCGCCCTTCACCCATCCGATCTACGGTAGGTTCGCCAGTATGGAAGCATACTGGTACTGGATCGCCACCGGTCGGATACACGATGAACTGCGTCCGCGTTGGGGGATCAGCGCCAAGAGCGTGGGTTCCAGACTGCCCCGTGTCAACATCGATACATTGGAGTTCAAGCAACTGATCTTGGAGGGGTTCCTCTGCAAGACGCTGGCAACTCCGCAGGCCATGGTCGACATGGCCGCAAGCTATCTGCCGTTCACCCACTACTACGCCTTTGCCAGTAAGCGCAATCCTGAGGCCAAGCAGACCGTGGTGGATCAGTCAGGTAAACATCTGTGGCAATTGCAAGCCTGGACGTGGATTCGTTTCCTCTTGCAGAGCAACGGTCAAGCCTACATGGAAGATGCGCGCGATTACGCTCACACTCACCAGATGGACTGGATCGTCACGCTATTGGAGGAGTTGCGCGAGCCAGTTCTCACTCTGGCGGAAGAGTTGGTGCAGCGCAGTCGCTTCGGCGGTCAATAAGAGATGGGGGCTTTGGCTCCCATCTTTTTTTTTGTGCCGTCGAC